CGGGGCTGCCCACGGTGCGCAGGATTCTCTCGCCGCCGTTGGCCCCGATGGCGGTCGCGATGGCGCGGTCGCCCTGGAAGCCGCTGCCTTCCTCCTTGCTCACGCGGAAGCGCTTGGTGGCGAAGAGGACGGCGTCCACCCACTCGCAGAGGAGGCTGGTCGCCGCCTTGTGGAGGCGCGGCGTGTAGCGGTCGTAGGCGGCGTTCTCGGGGTCCTCGAAGCGCTCCACCTTGCTGTGTGCGATGACGATCACGATCATGCCGCGGGTGTTCCGCAGGTCGTTGAGAAGGCTGACGATCTGCCGCCAGTAGGTGAGCGCGTGGACGTAGCCCTTGCCGTAGCCGCCGTCCGCCTTCTCTATGGAGCGGACGCCGAAGTCCTGGCAGACCTTGTCCCAGATGAGGCGCTCCAGCCAGTCGGCTGAGTCGAGGACGACCGTCTGGAAGTCGTGCGGCTCGTCCCGCAGGGCGGTCATTGCGGAAGTGACGTCCGCGAGGTTCTTGGCGAGCGGGAACTTGGCCGTGTCGATCTCGCCGAGGCCGTCCTCGGTCTGGACGAAGATCGGGCTGGGCGCTGAGGCGCTGAAGAGGCTCTTGCCGACGCCCTCCTGACCGTACACGAACAGACGGGGCGGGCGGTTCTCCTTCCCCTTGGTTATGGTGCTGAGCAGTGACATGGTGGTGTTCTCCTTATGGGTTAGAGTGAAGAGATGATGCGGATGTCCTCGTAGCCGGTCGGCCAGTGTCCCGTGTACCGGCACTTGCGGTAGCGGGCGAGCGCCGCCTTGTTTACCTCCTCGGCCTGGTCCAGCACCTCGTCGGTAAGTTCCCACACGCCCGTACTGAAAGGCTCGTTCTTCTCGACGGCGACGAGGTGGACGGGGACGGTCTCGCCGATGGATTCCCGCAGGACGGCGCGGTAGAATGCCATCTGGTAGATGTATCCGAAGCGCTTGCAGTCGGCCTCGAACCACTTGAGGCTGTCGCAGGTCTTGAGGTCCACGATGCCGTATTCGCAGGAGAACCAGTCGATGCGGATCTGGCAGGGGACGTCGCAGTAGGAGGCGCGGACGGTCGCCTCGGATGCGCCGTTGTCCAGCAGCGCGGAGGCGGTGGGGTGCGTCCAGACCGACTTCTGCAACTTCAGGATGAAGCCGAAGTCCTTCTGGCTGACGATCTCCTTCGTCTGCGAGGCCAGCCAGTCGGCGTATGCCTTCGTGGCCTTGCCATAGGGTTCGCTGGTCTTCGGGTTCACGGGGCCGTCGGCGACTAGGAACTGCTCGTCGAATGCGGCGCGTCCTTCAAGGATGAGGCAGTGTGCGGCGCGTCCAAGCGCCAGCGCGGGGCTTTCGACCTCGGCGATTTCGCCGCTGGTCTTGCGGCGATAGAGTTCGGGGGATTCGCGGAAGTCGGCCAGAAGGTGGCTCGACATGTACTGGCCGCTCCTGCTGGCCGCATGGTACTCGTCCGCGGGGATGGTGAGGAATTTTCCTGTGTTCATCGGTGCTCCTTGGTTGGGTTTCTGTCTTCTGGGCTTCTCTGCCCGTCACCGATGTATTAAAGAAAAATGGGATTCTTGTTCTCCCCCACCGCGAAAATTTCCGAAAAACAAAAAGCCCCCTGGCGAACCAGAGGGCAGTGCGGGGAGGAAGAGGACAACGAGTGTTTCGACAGATGATGTGACAGCCCCTTTTCCCCGTGAAACAAGGAAAAATCGGGGGTATGTTTATGCTATTTTGCTATTCTGACGTATATTAAACAATTGTCGACTAGAGTGTGAGAGCATGATTCTCACTATAATAGATGGAAGAAGACGGTCTTTGATGGACATTCCTATCCATGCTCAGGATTTGAACAAGTGAGGAAAAACTGAACAACTAGGAAGCCGGACGACTGAACTATCTTCCCTGTTTTTGTTCTGGCACGTCAATTGCTTGGACGCATTAGGGGCAAATCATGCCTCCAAATGTTTCAGGTCTGCATAACATAAAAAGGTTTCATCACCATGGGTAAATTGCTATATACGGTACAGGAAATCTTCAGCTCAGATTCCCAAAATGGTTGTCTTGGCATAAATGAGGCTGAGGGATATTACATCGCACCATATCAACGCGGATATAAATGGCAGTCCTCAGAGGAATGGACTGCTTCTGATCAAGTGAACACACTTCTTCGCGATATATATGATGCTTGGAAGCGAAATCAAGACTCCACATATTATTTGCAGTTCATCACGGTGAAAAGGACATCGGATGCAGGTCGAAGAGTCCTGGAGGTAATTGATGGTCAACAAAGACTGACGACGCTTTCCATCTTGGCCGCAGTTTTAAGAAATGACTTTGACCTTGAAGATTTTGCAGGGAATAGCATAGACTACTATTCATCAGAAACAGACGGCGGAAGCAAGGAGTGTCTGTCCGGATTTCATGCTTCACCCGTTAAAACCAAAGCCAATGAGGAGATTGACGACCAGACAATATGGTTTATGACACAGGCGTTCAGGAACCTTGGCAAGCTTCTTTCACAGAAGTTTACCGCAGGGAATAAGGAAGCTGGGGACAAGGAGACCATATCGGATTTCTATCGTTATCTTTGTGACAACACCCTTGTCATAGTCAATCTAGTTCAGGACAATATTCAGGGCGAGGAAGTCTTCGAGAACCTGAATGGCAGAAAAGTCCCTTTGACAGACGCGGAACTGATTAAGGGGCTTTTACTTTGCCAGGCGGCGAGACGCTCCACTAAACTGTCCTACAACGAGGTTCTGGAACATCGATCGGATATGGGAAGAACCTGGGATGAAATGGAATGTTGGCTTGCCAGACCAGATGTGGGACCGTTCTTTTTTGATGGTGGCCAGTATGCCATCTACGATTTTCTTCTTCTTGTATTATTGCAACATAGCAAGGGAATCCAGGGCGATGAGGCTGATAACCTCTATAAAGCGCGAGAGGAACATTTGCCTTCCATGACGAAGAGGTATCGGCTTTTTAACAAATACTACGAGCGCATTGCCTCGCCAAATGATGCCTTGGAATTTTTCTATGCCATAGAGGATATGTATTGGAGGATGCGTGATGCTTTTGACGACGTAGCCCGACATAACGCATACGGTTTCTTGCTGTTCAGGACAAATGGCGTCAATCGTCTACGACTGATAGGGGAGTTGACTTCGCTTGGAAGTGCGTGGCAGAGTGCAACAAAAATGAAAATACGCGATAAGTTCAGTGGCCGTCAAGAGAACATGGGGTCGGAACAGCTTTTCTTCAAAACCTATAGCCGTCATTTTGAGAAATCACCAGAAGATATACGGAACGATCTGATGTTGCTGAATTGCTTCGAAGTTGATGGAAATGGGAATTTTCGGCCAAATGGGAAATTGGCGTTTCCATTCTACAATGTTGACAACAGTTCCACGAAAAGCATAGAGCATGTTCAATGCCAGACCCCCGCAGGGGCGGGTTCTATTGAAAAAATGGTAAAAGATCTTCAAAAAAACAGAGCCAATATCCACAATTGGTTTTTCACGGTTCTGTCTGCAAAACGCATTCTCCTTTGTTCGGATTATTATAAAGAAGAGGCTGCGGAATTGAACAAAGTCCTTAGCGATCCCAACAACAAAGCCATCCTGGAAATTGCCGAAAAACTTGAAAACGACATAGCTTTTACGCCAGAAGATAATCAATGGGAAAAACTGGCTAAGTTGTATATGGACTTACTTGATATCCATTTTAAGAGATTCGCGTTGCCATTGTCCCAATTGCGTCCAGAAACTTTTGGCGATGTGAATACGGAATGTCTCCATTCGATAGGAAATCTTGCCCTAGTAACTGGTTCACTTAATTCGGCATTTCTCAATAGGGTTTTCGCTGCAAAAAGAAAAGTACTACGTGACAAGATAAATTCCGGAGAGCCTGTGCCGCCACATACGTTTAATGTGTTCTCCAAGATGAGCGGCTTGGGTAGCCACATCGATTGCTGGTGTGCCGAAGACGCCGCATCAAATGCTGCAGATACATTGGCTCAACTTTACAAATTGCGCAAGGCACTTCAGAGTGACGAAGGAGGAGAGGCAAAATGAAATCAGGTCGCTATACAGTCAAAGAACTTTTCAGTGAAGGGGACATAGGTTATTTCTGCATCCCAGAGATTCAGCGCGACTATGTTTGGGGCAAAGAACAGGTGCGTCCATTTGTTGAGGGGATATTAAAATCCATCGAAAAAACGCATTCGCCGATTCCTGTCGAAATTCCTGAAGACCATAAAAGAGCATACGCTTTGTTTCTGGAGCAATCTAACCGCTACAACATAGGTTTCATTTATGCATATTTCGACCGAGCAATTCCCGAAAGGTTTTTCCTCATTGACGGACAGCAGCGTTTGACAACCCTCTATCTTTTCCTTGCTGTCCTCGCCGCGAAGGAGATGGCAAATAGAACCATATTCAAAAGCAGGTATTTCCGTCCCTATGTGTCATCCGACAAGCAGAATGTCGTTGTGGATTGCAGAGACTACCAGCTCAAGGTCGACTATAAGGTTAGGGAAACCTCACACACTGTTCTTCAGCATTTAGTTTATGATTTGGCAACGGCAAATCACCCTGATTATATAAATGTTATTCTGAACGGCGAATGGAATTGGCAGGATTGGCATCGCCCTGTCTGGTGGCAGCTCCGATTTGAAAACGATTTGACTGTAAAGTCGCTTTTCAGCAATGCTTCCTTTATTGCATCAATCCTTAACAGTCGTAACAGTTGCCCGTATGCATTGACAGATGTCTTTAGGTATCTCGAAGATAGCGTTGAGGTATGGTATTTCGACACTGATCTTTCCCAGCAGGGCGAGGAGCTGTATGTCTATATGAACAGCCGAGGAGAACAATTGAGTTACAATGAAAATCGCCGTGCCGCCTGCCTTGCTCTTTGCGAAAGCATTTCTGAGAAGAAGAAATACGCAAGAGAATGGGACCAGACCCTCCAAAACAACTTCTGGAAATGGCGGGATGGCAATCCATCGGCAGACAAGGGATTGGATTTGTTTCTTCACACGGTGGAGATGATTTCCGTGCTCTCCGAAGAAAACAAGACAGTGGAAGAAAAGGGCGATGCCTGGGTGGCCTTCGTTGCGAAGGGGAATTGCATGGATTGCCTGGCAAGTACTGGTATTCTGGACGAGTATTTCACGTACTCCAAAGCAATTGTTGGCTACGGTAAGCTATTGGAAGGGAGGAGAGAGGATGAGGATAGGATGAGGAGTTTTTTGTGTGGGAAATGGGCGGAGTCCCAACAAAAGCAAATGGATGCAATCCGCATCTTTGTTGCTTTGGAAATGCTGAAAGGCACGGACGAACCGGCTGATGATTTGAAGGTGAATTTCGACAACTGCCAGATTTTCTTCCAGAATCTTTACCGCCATGCTCCGGTAATCAATAGTCCCAAAGACTACATTGTCCATTTCCTTCGACTGGCAAGAATATGCAGGGATAATGCCTTGGACATTCTTGCCTTGGCGACTGATTCGGAAATCAAGAACCCGCTTATAACGGCTGAGGAAAAGTGGCGTTTACGTCTCTTGACCATGCGAAATCAGAACTATGGAGCAGACGATATTCACAAGGTTCTTGAACTCTTGGATAACATTTCTGAACCACAATTGCTTCGAGGCGAGGCGTCGATTCTCTTCTCTGTGGCGTTTGATGGCAACATGGAGGATATTCTCAAGCAATGTGCAGTACTCGATTTTAATGTTCTTCAAGCCAAATTGACTCAGGCTAAAGAGGTGTTCTGCCAGCACTTCAACTCTGATGTCTTGCCAGAAACAGTGCGCAAACTACTTTTATACGGTCTGTGCAAAAAACAATCCGGGCGTGGTATATGGTATCCATGTGATTTAGGATTGAACAAGGCAAATTGGACTGACACGTGGTATGCAAGGATTAAACCGGATAATTCCTTGAATGTCGACCGTCGAATAGTCAATTTCTTACGCAACAATGGAAAAACGCCCAGTATAATAGATGAAATTGATAGAGAATTCCAACTCCTGCAAGATATTGCTGCTTCGGAAGCCACGGGAAAGACGGTTTTTACTAGGATTTGGAACGATGGCTGGCCTGAAAGTCGTTTTAGAACCAATGATTGGAAACCAGAGTTTAAAGGCTATCGGTCCTTGTTGTGGTATCTTTCAGAGGAACTATATAATGGCAATGGCACTTTGTTTAACGGTGTCCAGTTGGACATAGATTATGACAAGGATGAAAATGAAAATTTAAAGATTGAAGTCTCTATTCCAGAACGGGAAGGCAAAGCCAAAGAACAGATTTCCATTCCTATGCGACAAGAGGGGGATTGGGAACAAATTGAGCTCAACGACATAATCAAGTTATTCCGCAGGACTGGAACACTCTCTTTGCTGCAACAATCCAGTGAAGAAGAAACCATGCAAGAGAAATCATAGTTTTTTGATGATAAAGGTCAACACATTTTAGTGTGTTTCCCTTGCAATTGGCGGGCAGGCTGCAAAACAGTCTGCCTTGATTTCAATCTCAATTTGATTGGGTGAAATTCGGACATTGTCAATGAGTTCGTGGAAAAGCTGGCCGCGCTTGTTCCTCGACAAGGCGGAAATGGAGATTGTGTCAAACCATTTGATGAACTCGTCAATCTTTTGCCCTGTGATGGCCTCGTACGTCACCGAGACATTCGCTTCATGAAGCCCTGCGCCCAGGAATGTCCAGATGAGTTTCTCCAATTTCTTTGCGGGGATTTCCCTAATCGGGCAGTTTTCCACATTGTCGCCGATGCAGCGGTAATAGTAGTAGTTCAGCCCGTTCTTGTGAATGGAATACTCGTGCATCGGCGTACCGCAATGCCCGCAGATGACCAGACCATCCAGAGGCGGAGGCATCCTTTCCTGCGGTTTTCTGACTTTGACTTCCGTAGGCAGAAGCGTCTGGGCTGCCTCCCAGATTTCCTGTGATATCATCGGGGCATGGTTGCCTGCAAACATCTCCCCCTTGCATCCCACCTTGCCAATGTAGGCGCAATTGGATAGGATGGTCAGAAGAGTGCGCTTTGTCCAACGAACTCCCCGTCGTGTCTTGATTCCATCCGCATTCAGGTCGCCGACTACCTGCCACAATTTCCTTCTCGCAGCCGCAAACTCGTTGAAGATGCGTTCGACAATGGGTATTTCTGTTGGGCACGGGATTAGATGATGATCCTCCACACGATATCCAAATGGAATGTTGCCTCCGCACCAAAGCCCCCTGCGGCGCATAGCTCGCATCTTGTCACGGATTCGCTCGCCTATAATCTCTCGCTCATACTGGGCGAAGGTCACCAGTATATTCAGCACCATGCGTCCTGCGCTCGTGGCCGTGTTTATGTCCTGCGTAACCGAACAAAAGGAAACATTCCATTTGTCGAACTTCATGGACAGTTCGGCAAAATCCCTTATGGAGCGCGAAAGGCGGTCGATCTTATAGACCACGACGACATCCACGAGCCCCGATGCGCAGTCGGCGAGTAGTTCCTTGAGGGCGGGGCGGTTTGTGTTGCCGCCCGAATAGCCACCATCATCATAACGCTTCGGCAGCAAAGTCCATCCATTGTCGCGCTGGCTGGCGATGTAGTTTTCCGCAGCCTCGCGCTGCGCGTCCAGCGAATTGAATTCCTGCTCCAGACCGTCCTCAACGCTCTTGCGCGTATAGACGGCGCAAAACATCTGCTTCCTTGATTTCTCAGTCATTGTTCTTCACTCCAAAAAAAGCAGTTCCAGGCCAGTGCGTTCCCGTGATGTTGCTTGCTATCGCCGTCAGGGAGCGGAAGCTCTTGCCATCGTACTCATACTCCCGATAACCGCGGAAGATGACTTCGTATGTCCTGCCGTGCCATTCACGCGTGAACTTTGTGCCCGGAACGATTTTCGTTCCAGGCTGATAGGGGATATCAGGCGTTTTCAGGTTTGCAAGGTCGTCTTCGTCGGCAAGCCTGTCGAGAAACTCTGCGTCGCTTTTCGAGAGGCCGCCAAGCCTTCGTTCCTGGAGGCGATAGGCTATGCGTCGCCTCAATGTCTCCATGCGAAAGCCTTTGGCCTCAAAGCCGTAGAGTTGCTTGAAATACTTGCGCAGGTCGGCGAGCTTGAGTTGTTCAATCTCCGAGAGAAGATTCTTCAAGAGCGTGTCATCTAATTCAGTCATGTTTGCCTCCGTTGGTTGGTAACACGCCTTTATTTGAATCCGCCTTTCCTGCTTTACAAATCGGATTTCGCGTTATTCTGGATTATTACTTTTGAATCTGTCTCCTAAAAAGAGACAGATTTGGGGATGTCCGTGGGGGAGAATCAAAAGTAAGCGTTTTTTAAGCAATAGTGCCAAATGTAAGCGTTTTGTCGAAAAAATAACTATTTTGTGAAGCGCTCATTTTGTGAAACCGCTGTCTGGACATGTTCCAATTCTTGCAGACAATTGACAAAGACTATACATCTGACCGAAGATTGGAACTTTTCTCTGAAAACGCCAAAAGTTCCCACCTTCGGTCAAATAGTTAGGTTGCGAACGAAGAATAGAGAAAAATGCGCCCCAAAAACATTCTCTACCAAATGCAGGACGCTGACCATAGATGGGAACTTTCGGGCATATCAAGTCCTGAAGACAAGCACGAAAACAATGAAATTTGGCATCTGAAGAGACATCAAAAATAAGGCGCGACTATTGGACTTGGGTTCGCACCATTTTTTCTCTAATCTGGGACCCGGGTTCATCTGCACGCGTCTCCACCATTCAGACACATCCAGGCCCGTGGGGTACAGACAACTCCACGGGCCTGATTGTTTCTCCTTAACTCCCTCAAACAAGCCGAGTTAGCGGCTTCTCTATCCATTCTCTCCCCGCTCTCAAGAGAAGCGATAACCTCTCCAAAAACCGTTTTTTCAACGCGGGTACTCACTCCTTTTCTCTGCCATCCAGTAC